TTGATACATGGCATACAACAATTCCATCAGAACCAGGTGACACGCTCTCACTAACAACACAAGAGACTTTATCAGTCCAGGATTTTTTAGCTAGACCCATTAGAGGGCCCACATACATTTGGCCCATCAATGCAGGACTTAATATCACATTTAATCCTTGGAATTTCTTTTTCTCAAATAAAAGAGTCGTCAATAGGATATGCAATTACTATTCCTTGCGAGCGACGTTACACATGAAATTTGTGATTAACGGATCAAACTTTAATTATGGCAAGCTACTGGTGTTTTACACACCCCTTGCTAGTTCGGATCGTTTTTCGATAACACACTTTCCTGTGGATAGAGAACAAAATTTGGTATCGTACTCCCAGAGACCTAATATACTACTGGATGCGTGCGGATCGCATGGTGGAACCATAACCATGCCTTACATATACCATACTGATTCGGTCGTTATACCAACCGCCGAGTGGATCAATTTGGGTACGATAGGACTAAAATCGTTTACATCTTTGAAACATGCTAATGGGAATACAGATACGGTAGAAATACACACCTTCCTGTGGGCAACAGATGTATCGCTCATTGGATCCACTTCAACATCTCCCGCTACTTTGGTACCACAATCTGGCAGTGAAAATACCGGAGTGGTTTCAGGAAAAGCTCTAATATTAGCCAAGATGGCTGGGATGCTGACAAAGGCACCAGTTATAGGACCATGGGCCATGGCAACTCAGACTTTGGCAGGAGATGTAGGGGCGATTGCTAGAATGTTTGGGTTCAGCCGGCCAACTACAATTGAACAGCCCATGAAAATGATGCCCAACCATTACCCCAATATTGTAAACACAAACTTGCATGACGCAGCAATCAAATTATCACTTGACGTAAAACAGGAAAATACAGTGGATACTAGGGTGCTAGGATTAGCTGGGGAAGATGAAATGACAATAACTTCCATAGCCAAACGCCCATCATATCTTACACAATTTGGATGGTCACCTACAAACTCAACTGAATCCTTGCTTTTCACATGTCGGGTCACTCCCTGGTTATACACTTTATCGGGATATAGTGGCTCCGACGCTCCAGTTGTACAGCAAGGACTTATACCAACGCCAATGTGTTTTGCGGCCATGCCCTTTTCAAGGTGGAGAGGAACAATTAAGTTTAGATTTTTCATTGTGGCAAGTCCGTACCATCGCGGTAGATTGGTATTGAGATTTGATCCACGTGCCTTTACAAGTAACGAA